GTGACCCGGACCGTGACCGATCCGCCGGTCGCCGGGGTGATCGAACCCAGCTTTAGCGTCACCAGGCCGTAAAGGTCCCGGTTTGTGCTGTTGTCGTAGGTGACAACGCCGGACTCCCCGGCGCTGGCCAGCGAATTGAGGACGGTGCTGGCGAAGTTTGAAGAGCGGGCACTTGGGGTTGCCCATTTTGCGACGGCCATGATCTATTCCCTTGCACCACGGGCGAGACCGACAGAGCGCGGCGTCACCTCAGTTTGATTGTGTTCCGCCCAGGACGGGAACCGGCGGCGCTCAGCGGTCGCCTTCAGGGTCTGGGCGTCGGCGGCGGTGATGACCTGGGCCGCCGCCAGGCCGTCGAGCCCGTCTCGGATAAAGACGTGCGCGGTGTCGATCCCTCCGTTCTGGAGGATGTAGAGGACCCAGCGGAGCTTCGCGTCCTGCGCCGCGATCGCCTCGATGGCGGTCAAAAGCCTCGCGCCGCCGTCGGGGCCCAGGGCGATCATGATCCCCGCCGGGCCCAGGAGGGTTTGCTCCAGGGTGACAATCGCGGCAAGGCTGGGGTCGGGGATATTCAGCAGCTCGGCGACCCGCCAGTCTGGAAGACCGGCGAGATCGGCGGCGGCGACACGTTGGGCCAGGCTCATGGGGTCAACCCTTCAAAGGCGCTCAGGCGCCGCCGGCGGTGATCGTGAAGGCGGTCACGGTGACCTGTTGGCCCGTGGCGATCGAGACGTTGTCGAGGGTCATGTCGCCGCCGCCGCCCGTGGCCGTCACGGTGCCCTGCAGGTGGCAGGTCGCCCCGGCGTTGATCCGGAAGTGAGCGGCCGTGCCGGTCGCATCCGCCGCGGCGTCCTGCCAGGTGCCCAGCAGGGCCTTTGAGCCGGAGGACGCCGCCGCCAGCCAGTCGGACGGCAGGGCCAGGGTCGCCAGGACCGTCCCGGTCGCCGCCGCCGCGCAGTTGGCGGGGACGGAACCCGAGCGGATCTCCAGGGTCGGGCTGGCCCCGACCGTGGTCTCGATTGCGTCCAGGGCGGCGTTGCGAGCGGCCGTGGAAAATTGAAAAGTCATGCTTAGGTCTCCTGTGGGGGTTTGGATCCGGCCGAGGCGGCGCGGGGGGGATATTCCGCGCGTCGGGCGGCGCGGCGGGGGTCGTCGTACTGGCCGGGGCGCTTGCCCTCGTCCCGCTCGAGGGCCTTCTCGCAATGGTGCGGATCCAGCCAGTCGAGGACCCGGCAGAGGATGCAGGCGAACCGCCGGCCGCGCCTGCGGTCCTTGGCGATCCGCGAGCTGATCGTCTCATCCTCATCGCCGCCGAAGATCACGTTGACCAGCTGGTCGCCGGCCACGAACAACCGCCGGAAATAGGACAGGATTGGGCGGCCCCTCAGGGTGGCGGACTCGGTCATCAGGCGCTCACGATCGGGGTCAGGGCGGCGAAGACGGTCGGCAGCAGCTTAGCGTCGACCGCCGCCTCGGAGGGGTGCAGGCCGTCGGGGGTGTCGGTGTAGTTGGGCGTTCCCCAGACTGGGCGAATGTCGATCAGGCCGCAGCCATTGGCCGCGGCAAAGACCCGGTCGTTCTCGTAGTAGTTTTCCAGGTTGGGCCGCAAGGTCAGGTCCGGGCACCCGTTCATGGTCATCAGGTAGATCAGGACGTTCGGATTGACCGCCCTCAGGGCGTTGACGATCGACTGCAGGTTCGCGGTCGCCTGGGCGATCGAGATCCCGTTCGCCGCGACCGAGTCATTGATACTGAACTCGATCAGGCAGACGTCGGGCCGGTGATTGCGGGGCCGGTCGATATTGGCCACGCCCCAGCTGGAGGTCTGGCTCCCCTGCCCCACGTCGTAGCAGATCACCCGCCGCCTCGAGACGCCGTTCAGCTTGTTCTGAAGCTTCTGGACCCAGCCGCCGGAAAGCCGTCCCGTGGTGAGGGAGGTCCCGAAACAGGCGATCCCGATGGGCCTAGGAATCACTGATACTGGCCCCGGTCGTCGGTCCAGCCGTAGATCCCGAGGGCGATGACGTCGGCGGAATTGTCGGAGTGCGTGTAGACCTGGCCGTTCGCGTCGCACCAGACGTCGCCGTCGAAGATCCCGTAAGCCCCGAAGCTGCTATCGGACTGGTAGTAGACCGTCCGTCGGATCTGAGCGCGCTTCAGGGTTGTGAGCTGGGGCACGCCCAGGGCGGGGTCATAGATGCCCGACATGGTCACCAGCTGGGAACCGCCGTTGCTCTGCAGGTAGACCCGCAGCTTCAGCGGGATCCCCTTCGGACAGGCAAAGGTCCGCAGGTAGGGGCCCGCGCCGTTTGCCACGCCGGCGAAGTCCGCCGATCGATAGTAAAGCTCGAAATAGTCGCCGTGCTGGGTGAACTTGCGGATGTAGGCGCTGGCGTCGGTCAGGACTGCGCCCAGGCGGCGGAAGCCGGCATAGCCGGAGGGCAAGGTCGGATTGGTCGCCGACGTGCTCATCAGGACGTCCAGGGTCCCGTCGGCGGTCTTGCGGATCAGGTAGACGTGATAGCCGGTGTTTGCCGCGACGGACCCGGTATCCAGGGCGCCGTTGCCGGTGCCGGCTGTCCAGGCCTGGTCGAGGCGCTTCACCAGGCCGGTCGTCAGCCGCAGGTCAAAGCTGTCGGTGCTGTCCCGGGCCTGGCCGGTGGCGATTGTCACATGGGTGTTCGGCAGGCTGGCGTCGTTGGCCAGGGCCAGGCCGGCCAGGGACCCCCGGGCAATCTGGGGCGGACCGTCCAGCTTGGTCTTGTCGGCTGCGCTCATGATCCCGGCGCTGTCAACGTTGGCGACGGGCAGGACCGCGTCGGTCCCGGTGTCGGACAGGATAGTGACCGTCGTCGCCGTGCGGCTGAAGGTCAGGTTGGTCGCCCCTGCCCCGCCCGAGGACAGGCCGTCCAGCTTGGTCTTGTCGGCCGCGCTCATGATCCCGGCGCTGTCGACGTTGGCGACCGGCAGGACCGCGTCGGTTCCGGTGTCCGAGACGACCGTCACGGTCGTTGAGGTCCGGGTGAAGGACAAGTTGGTCGCCCCCGTCCCGCCGCCCGTGGTCAGGCCGTCCAGCTTGGTCTTGTCGGCCGCACTCATCACGCCGGCCAGACTGCCGGTCGCCGCCGCCAGGGTGGCGTCGGTGCCGGTGTCCGAGACCACGACCATGGCCGTCGAGGACCGGGTGGCGGAGAGGTTGGTCAGGCCCGCCGCCGCCTGCAGGACCGCCAGGGTCTTGGCCAGGCAGGGGAATAGGAAGGTCGTCCCGTCCGGGGCGGTCGCGACGTAATAGCCATTGCTCGAGGGCCCGCCCGTCGCCGTGCCGGTCAGCCAGTCCAGCCGCGAGGCGGTCTCGGCGTTGACCCGGTTCAGGGCGTCGGTCAGGCGATAGGACAGGTCCGCGGGGATCGCCTCGCCGCCGCCCAGCCAGCCGGTCAGCTGGGTGACGAAGGTCGCCTTGAAGGCCGTCGCGTTGGACAGGCTGACGCCCTGGGCGACCAGGGCGTTCACGTAGTCGTTCGCAAACTGGGTGGTGGTAAGGCTCATCAGATCCCCGCTTGGCGAAGGGCCAGGTCAATGAAAGCCGGGCCCAGGTCGGGGGCCTGCGGCGCCCCGCCCCCCGCCCGGACGGCGTCGTCGAAGGCGGCCAGGGTCACACCCGCCAGGGCGCCGAAGGGCGTCGCGGCGAAGGGCGAGGCCTGCAGGTCCCGCAGGATCGGGCCCGAGCGGTCCTCGGCGAAGGTCGCCGCCAGGCTGGTGGCGTCGCCGTCGATCACGGCGCGCAGGCGGGAGGCGACGAAAACCGCAATTCTCATCGCTTCAGCTCCGTCAGCATCAGCTCGTTGACGTTGGAGGTCAGGGTCCCGGGCGTGGCCGACGGGCGGTCCAGCTCGATCGTGTAGACGTGCGAGCCGGCGACCGGGGTGTCGCGCAGGAGGCCGGTCAGGTTGTCGAGGTAGGGGCCCACCATGTTGGAGCGCGCGGTCGAGCGCAGCAGGACCCCGTCCCGGTAGATTGAGGCCCGGCAGCCGCCAGTGAAGCCCGATCCCAGGCCCAGCTGGCAGTCGTAGGCCACCTGGACCGCGCCGCCGGTCGTGACAATGGACAGGCTGATCACCTGCTCCGGGGTCGTGGTGATCGTCGACAGGGGGGAATTGCCTGCGCCGACCTGGGTCGTTACCGCGCCGCCGATGATTGAGGCCGTCACGATCGAATTGGCCTGGACCTTGTCCACTCGGAAGTTGGTGGCCACCACCTCCCCGCCGACGATCGACAGGGGGAAGTAGTTGTCCGACCCGTTTGAGAACGCGATCTGATCGGCCTGGAAGGCCAGGGTCGAGACGGTTGGGCCGACCGCCGCCTTGATGCCGGCGACCCGGCCCGAGCCGTTCAGGGCCAGGACCCACTGGGCCGAAATGCCGTTCACCGACGACTGCAGGGTGGTGATCGAGGCCGTCTGGCCGGCGACCGTGGTCGAGACCGTCGAGAGGCTCGAGGCCAGGGCGCTGTCGGCGCTGGCCCGGGCCGTGGCCTCGGTCGCGATCGCCGCGGTGTTGGTCGCCTGCCCTGCGGCGACGGCCGTCCGGAAGTCGGCCAGGCTTTCCGTCGCACTGACCTGAACCGTGGTGTCGTTCAGGACGAAGGCCCCGCCGTTCGCCGTCACCGCGCCCAGCAGGGTGAAGCGGCGGAAGACCGACAGGTCCCCGTCGGTCCAGTCCGTGTCCTGGTCGATCAGGATCTTCTTCACGGCCTGGCCCTTGTGGAGGGTCGCCTGGAAGGTCGCCAGCCGTTCGTCCTGCAGCCGATTGAAGGTCTGCAGGACCGCCTGGTTTAGCCGCCGGCCTTGCTCGGCCACGTAGGCCAGGTCTGCGGTCAGCTGGGCGGCCGTGATCCCGTTGATCATCCCGGCCGAGGTCGAAAGGGCCCCCGTGGTCTTGATCCCCAGGTCGAGGCCCGTCAGGCCCTCAGCCGCCAGGGCGGTCCGGTAGCGGATCCGGCAGTGGTAATTGCTGGAGGGCAGCAGGCCCCGGGCCTCAATCCGCAGGATCTGCGGCGAATGCTCCGTACTCATCCAGTCGCCGTATGTGCCGCCGCCCAGGCTCAGGCGGGTCTCGGCGATCACGGTCGTGACGTTTGGGTCTTCGCACGCGCCGGTGAAGACGATCGCCGGCTGGGTCGAGCCGTCCGGGCCGGTCAGGGCCGTTCCCGTGGCGGTCCAGGTCCCGGACGCCACCACGGTCGATTGGTTCGGGTCGTAGCCCGTCAGGCCGGGGGTCGCCGGCGCGGACAGGGTCGAGCCCAGGGCATAGCCGTGCTTGCCGTCGGTCTCGGAGACCAGGGTCAGGGTGGTGATCAGGGTCGCCGGATCCCGCTGGCGGCGCAGGATCAGCATCTTCTGAGAGACCAGGCCGAACTCCGGCTCGTTCACCGTGATGCAGTCGCCGGGCTTGTAACCCATCCAGACCGGCCGGCAGGGCAGGACGACCGGCTGAAACTCCCGGCTGTTCTCGATGTCGTAGCGGGCCAGCTGGGCCGCCTGGACGGGGGACTGGACCAGGGGGTACTCGACCTCCCGGGAGCGGACCTTACCGCCGTCCTCGGTCACGTACCCGGCCACCTGGATGGCGGCGTCGGTCGAGACGATTTCCCAGCCCTGCGCTTCCTCCCGGTACTTCGGCCAGATGGTGTTGATCCGGGTCCGCCGGCTGGGCGTCCCCGTGATCTGGGCCTCACCCACCACGTCGGCCCCGGTCAGGGTGGCCAGGGACGTCCGGGGCGTCGAGACCAGGCAGGAAATCTTGGCCCCCAGGCGCATGGGCCGACCGCCTCCGGCCTGCAGGATGGCCTTCAGGACCTCCCACTTGTCGTCCGTCGAATAGACGACCCCGCCCAGCTTCCAGCCGTTGGCCTGCGCCACGTTCGCGCCCTCGACGAAGGCGGCCATGTCGATTGCTGCCAGGGGCGCGCCGACCCCCAAAATCCGGACGCCGTTCACCTGCCGACCGATCACCCAGGTCAGGGCATGAAGGTAAGGGTTATCCGACCAGGCCCAGGTCGCCTCGTTACTGGCCCGGTGCGCGCCGGATCCGCCGGGATAGGTGCTATCCAGGCGCGGGTCGTACACCTTGACCCATTTTCCGACCGCGAGCTTCCGGGGCGGGCCGGACGAATAGACGTTGGAATTGTACTGCAGGCCCCAGAGATCCGCAGCCAGGCCGCTGAGCTTGTGCGAGGAACTCCACTCCGCAGGCAGGCCGGAATGATCCGCCGGGGTGTCCTTTGTCCCGGTCGCGGTCCAGTGCAGCCAGTCGGACTCGGGTCGCGCGCCCAGCTGGGTCCGGCGCCACATCCGGTTCTGGTAGTAGCCCCCGGCGCCCTCGCCGCTGTCGGTCGAGAAGGCGACGGGCGATCCATTGACTAGGAAGGCCTCATAACTGTCGATTGGGCCAGCCGCAGAGTAAACCGTGACGTAATTCAGGTATTTATTCTTCGACCCCGCCGTCTGGGCGAAGACCATGTTTCCCGCCGTGGCCGTGCGGCCCATGGCATAGGGGATCGGGCCGCGCGGATCGGCCTTGAAATCGACCTGGGTCCCGAAGTCGCCGCCGACCTTGGGCCCCATACTGCCCGAGACCGCCGCAGAGATCGCCGCGGTGATCAACACCTCGGCGGCCACCTTGGCCACGGTCATGATCTGGACCGCCGTCCCGGCAGAGACCCCGGAGGCGATTGCGACCTCGAAGACCTTCATGGCGACCCACTTGGCCGCAATGACGACAGCTGTGGTCATGGATCGACCCTCCAGCACGCCAGGACGTCTTCGGGGCCCGGCTGCAAAATGCCGCCGAGGTTGTCGAAGGGGTTGAAGGCCAGCACCCGGCCATTGCCGACCGCCACGCCCAGGGACAGGTCCCAGCCTTCCGGCGCCGGCAGGCCGACCAGGTCGCCGACCAGGTGGAAGGCATGGCCGATCCGGGGCAGGCCCTGTCCGTCCACGGCCGCGCCCAGTCCGGCATAGCCGAGGCGCTTCAGGGCCCGGCGGGCCGTCAGGGCGCTTTGCCATTTCCCGGCCCGGTTTAGGTCGGTCGGGCGGCCATGGTGCGCCAGGACGGTCGCCGCCAGGCGGACGCAATCGGCCCGGCCCCAGGCGAAGGGCTGGCCCAGGAAGGCGTCAATCGCGGCCTGGGCGGCGTTGCGGCGGGCGAGAAGGGGCGAGATCACACGAAGGCCCCGCGCGCGGCGTCGCCGTTCGGGGA